TTAGTACATATCCGCCTCAACGATTTCGGCTGTAAGGGCAGAAATTTCATAGGCGGTTCTTTCCTGAGGACCTTCGTCGGTCAGCTTTGTATAGACTCTGCTTTGCAGACGACCTTTGATGGAAACCACATCACGGGTATGACATTGGGAGATATCCTTCGCAATTCTTCCCCAAAGAATACAGGGCAGATAGTCTGCCCTGTGAAACGCCCGTGGCACTGCCAGCATGGCATCACAGATCTCCCTGCCCAACGGAGTTAAGCGATAGGTCGGCTCCCGACACAGGGGTCCTTGCAGCATCACATCATTCATCGGTTCGCCTTCCTCTGCCACCACAGAGTAAGCAAACACAAAGATCAGCAAATGGCGAACTCCGTCACTGCGATGGTTGTGGGAACGGACTTGACCGGTAACTGTGAGCATACTTCCGGCAGTTGGGTCGAGCTGGGATAACACCTGTTCCTCAACAACGACAGGAAGGATATCCTCCGTACCTGAAAGGCGAGGAACGATCAAATTGAAGGAAAAAAATCGTTTGCCATGATTTTCGTGAGAGAATTTTGGAAGTTCCTGCAAGATCCCACGCAGTATAATTTCGTTGGTTTTATGTTCCATTGTACCACCTCATATTCCAATGTATGGAATTATTCTATGTTTGGATTTTGGAATAAGACCAACGGCGCAGAAACCCCTTATTCTTTTTTAAATAGACTTGACAAACCTACCCACCCGTGATAGAATGGCTTGGCATAAAGGAATATTTCTTTTGATTCGGAGTGATACCCAAGAGGCCGAAGGGGCTCCCCTGCTAAGGGAGTAGGCGTCTAAAAAGCGCGCGAGGGTTCAAATCCCTCTCACTCCGCCACCAATGCCACCCATTTTGGGTGGCATTTTTATTGCATTTACCCCTGTTTTAGGTGTTTTTTCAAACTTTATAAACATACTTGTGCTTCTCGCAAGTACATTTTCTGACAACAAACAAGCACGAAAATCCGTTGTAAATACATAGTTTTTCGCTCATTTTGCTAATGAAAATGCTAATGAAAATACCCCTCCCCGGATTTAATCCAGAGAGGGGCAATTTTCTATTCTTCTACTTCTGCTTCGTTTGCTTCGCCGGCAATGTCCGTTTCCATCCGCTCGCCAACCTCATCAATAGCCTTCTGGCTGATTTTCAACAACTTTACCATCCAGCCGGGCACAGCAGCACCCATCTTAACCGCATTCTCCAAGATGCTGCCCAACTCTGTAACTATGTACCAAGCCAGTACCAGCGGAAGGACAATGCTTGTCCACGTAATATTCACGGGAAGGTGCTCGCAGATCACCGACAACGCGCAGTCCGCAATAAATGCCACGATAACAACGACCAACATGCCGCCCTTGTGCCACAAGCCCTGCCGAGCGGTAGCGCTGCACCACTCTCCGTTCTTCATAGCCGCAGCTGTGCCGGTGATGTAATCGATTGCCATAGTGATTACCCACACCAACGCCATAACGCCCTGCCATCCCAAAAACGCGCTAACAGCAGTGAAGAAAGCCGTGATAGCCAATTTCATTTCAACCATTCCTTTTTCCATTTTTATTTCCTCCAATATTAAATCATACCCAGCAACTTCTGCCAGGTCTTGCTCCACTCTGCTGCCTCGCCATCCACAAAGCAGTCATTATCCTGCTGGAAGTGAGCAACCGCAGAAGTAAACTTGGCGCCGGCAATGCCGTCAGCCTCGCCCACCTCGGCATAACCCAGAGCCGCAAGCCGTTTCTGCACAGCCGCCACAGCAGGGTGTGTGCGGTTCTTGCTTGCAGACAGGGTTACTGTCTTGGAAATCGTTTCCGGACCTGCCTTGCCGTCCACGGCGGCACCACAGGCGGCCTGCACATCTCTTACGAACTGTTCAATGGTGTAGCCCTCCTCCTTCGGTGCGCCGCCAAAGGTCGCCCTGCGTTCCAGCGCGTGGCCATACCAAAAGGACTTGCTTGTCCGGGTGTCGATATGTACGAAGTAGCCATCCTTGTCGGTTTCATACAGGCCGATGCCCAGCACACCAATGGACTCTGCATACTTGGCGATTTCCGCCGGCGCAACACCATCAATGTGAATATCCGCAGCCTGTCCATATAAATGATAGGAGTTAGACGCCGCATTGGCTACCTTTGCATTGTGCGTGCGACAGCGATAAGCTGTAACATACACCGGCTTGCCGAAGTGATCACGGATCTGTTGAAGAAAAGCAACGAGCTTTTCTTCAATGGGCGTCTGCGTGCAGCACCCACTCCCCTGACAATCGAACTCCCTTGCCCGGAAATTGGGTGCAACCTTCTGCTCATCGCCCTTCTTGTAGACTTTAATAGCCATACTCATTTTCCTTTCTTGTTGTAAATTATTTTTATTCCTCATCCGAGGAGATTTCTAAACTTACCAACACACCCTCCTGCGTGAGCTGTTGGAATCGGATCTGATTGGCATTGGCAAAGACCAGCTCGAAAATGCTCAGGCCATCACCGTCGATAACGACCGTGCATTTTCTCTTTTGCTCTGCCGCCTGCAGGATCTCAGTAAAGGACTTATCCAGCTCAACAGACTTGCCATCCTCAGCCATCGCGCCTGCGATCATAAAATCTGTCTGGTTCACAAACTGCCGAGCAGCTTCCGCCGCTGCATTTGCGCTGCTTGCCGCTGCGTTTGCATTACCTGCCGCTGTATTCGTATTGGTCGCCGCCCTTGTAGCTGCCACCACCGCGCCGTTAAGATTGTCTAAGCTTCGCCTAAGGTTATACTTCTGCTCCAGCTCCGATGCCTTACGCACGCCTTGTCTGTCTTGTTTTTCGCTCAATTTGATCACCTTCCTACGCAAAGAGAGGACTGTTTCCAGTCCCCTCTTTCTAATTCCATGACACCTTACCGTCCGACGAGACTGTAAAGCCTAGCTCCTGCAGCACATTTGCCTTCTGCTCGAAGGTAAAATCTTCGATGCCGCTCACATACTCAATGATTTTCCCGTTGTAGGTGTCGTCGCTAGGATACTCCATCTTGTAGAGCACCAGCTTGGCGCCATACTCCAGGTCCAAACCGTTGATGTACTGCACGACCTTCTTCTTCCGGCTGCCGCTGACCGCATTGCCCTTGCTGTCCTTATCAGCCTCGATCTTGCTTAGTGCCTTGGCGTATCCCTTATACACCACAGTATCCTCCGCCACTGCCCGGGACACCTGATACTTCTCCGGGTTCTGGAACGCCCAGCTGTATGCCTCCCGGCTCTCCTCGCTGGCATTGTAGGTCTTGTAGGCAATTCCGTTGTCCTTCAGGAACTGATACTTTTCCTCGTTCTTAATGTAGAAGTTGAACTCGTCAAAATCCTCGAAGAACCCATAGTTTGTCATATCCACCGGCTCTTTCCGGTCCACCACATTGTTCACAAGGATGTTCTTCTGCTCCACGGTCAGATCCAAGCTGTCAATGTAGCCAAACTTCTCACCGATGGTCTCCAGTTTTCCCAACTGTTTGCGAATTTCCCGATAATCCGCAATTGGGATTTCCAGGGATGCAAATTCCTCAATTTGCTTTTCCTTCAGTGGTGCCCATCCGTTGTCGAAGTACTCCCTTGCATTCTTGCTGGCGTACTGGCCGAACAGCGCCGCCTGCAGCCAATCGGCAATGGAATCCTCCTCCACCGGGAAGCGCAAATTGCCGCTTTCCGTATAAGAGCCGGCAACAGGCAAATCCTCATCGAACATTTTAAGACCCTCGTTGGTCTTTTTGATCTGACCACCCGCCACAGGCATTGCCAGGTAGTAGATCGGTTTCAGCATTTCCTTTGCGCTCAGCTCACCGTTTGCAAGGTCTGTGATAAAGGTCTTATAGTCCCCCTCATAAGGGATCGCAGAGGAGATCGGCACACGGCCGCCACCCACAAGGCCGCCAATAAAAGGCACTTCCTCAAGAATGTTATCGGCCAGATTCAAAATTGCATCTTCCGGCTCTTCCTCATCGTCGCCAAACAGGTCGCGGAACAGATCCTCCAAAATAGACAGCGGATCAAAGGCCGCATCTCTGCCAACCAAAGAAGAATACAGCGCATTGTAGGCATAAGCACCCAAAAATGCCGTAGCATAGCCCTTAATGAGACGCCCCTTGTTCTTGGCGTCCTGGGGAGCGTCCTTGAACATATATCCGTACTGGTTCGCCACCTCCAGCTGGAACGCTGTGAATATCTTGGTGATTGGATTCTTGGCATCGAAGATGGTGGGCTGATTGCCCCGGCTTCTGCCGGCGATCACATTCTCTGCAAACTGATCCGCGTTCTTGATAGCCTCAGCTTCGCTCATACCCTCTGCCATATTCTGCAGATATTTGGACCGCCACACTGTTTGGGACGTGAAGCTGTCGATGGCCTCCATCATAAACCCGGCCTTTTCGGACACCTTATCCCAACCGGTCTGATATAGTTTTTCCTCATTCATAAGCCGGTTCGTCAGGAAGTCGGACTTGCTGACAACGCCATCATCCCGAATAGTAGCCTTGATCGTATCCCGCATACCCTTTAAGGAATACACCGGCGACACCTCCATCCACGATTGGGTGATGGGGATAAAGTTTGTCAGCGCGGAAGAGAACGAGCCAACCACCATATTGGCATTGATGCGGCTGTTGAGATTCGTCATAACAGAGTAGATTTTTCTGTTGGTCATCTCCTCCGCTTTTCTGTCCAAGGAGCTTTTCTTGTTGGCAAGGGTATTCGTGCCGGTTCTCAAATCCGAAACGAAGTTATTCAGCGGATTCTTGGCTTCTGCATATACCGCATCGATAAGCTCCTGCGCCTCATCCGCATCGTAACTTTCGTTGTTCCGGATTTCATCGATTCTCTTCTTGATACCCTCATCACTGTGGACATAGCGGATGTGATTCTCCAAGGCTCTCCGCTTCTGAATATCCTCAATGTGGTAGATCCAGTCAAGCGCGCCGTGGATATACATATCAAGAGCCTGCGAAAGGTTGAAGTCAGTATCGTCGCTGACTCTCTGCTTATCAAAGGACTGCCAGCTCCTATGGGGATTACGATCTTCCGTAAGGCCTGCAATGCTTGTGGGGATCTCATTATCCACAGGCTTCCAGTTGAAAAGTTTATGCAGCCACGTCTGCTTGGGGTTGGTAAAGTGCGGGAAATAGCCCTGCCGGTAAGGGATTTGCTTCATTCCCTGCTCCTTGAGCCGTTCATTCACACGCACGATCAGCTCATCGAACACCTTCCGGGCTTCTGCAATAGCCTTATCCACCTTTTGGGTGTCGATTTTATTCTTGTGCTTTTCGTAGTACTCCTCCAGCTGTTCCTGCGAAAGCTTGGAATCAGGGTTGTATTGGAACTCACCCAGCATGTGTGCGTAGGTATCCTCCGCGTGGTTAAGCCCAAGTTTTTGGAACACTTCCTTGATCCGCGCAGACTCCCGCTTCAGCTCCGCTTCGTTGTGGTTGTACTTGTCCTGCAGCTCATCGTAGATAGCATCAGCCTTGGCAATATCCCGATTGCCATTTTCATCACGAACAATATCCCGCAAATTTCTGTGGAAGGTGTTGGTGCTGTAGGAAAGTCCCATCTTTTTATCCACCCAAGTGGAGGTATCCCCCACCAGCTCGGCCATAAGGTGAGTGTATTCCTCCATCTTTGCCTTCCGCTGCATTGCTGTTTTGTATTCCGGCTTGCTGATTCTCTCCAGCTGTTCGCCGAGCCTGTCAATGCGTTTTCCGTAGTCTGCATCTACTTGGCTCTTCAGCCTTTGCACCCGCTCAATTCTGCGGAGGAGATCATTTGCCGCCTTGGTGTTCTTGTTCTTCTTCCCCTCGTATTCTGCCTGCAGACGGGCTATCTCGCTGTCAAAGTCTGCATTGGATTGCTCTCGCAGGCTTTGGTTGTTCTCCAGCTCCGTGCGAAGGCTCTCCATCTTGGTGTAGATATCCTTCGCCACGCCCTCTGCGCTTGCAAAGTCCTCTGCCATAGAGTCATACTCTCTGCCCAGCATTTCCCGGGCAGCTGCCTCAACGGCAGAATTGGGGTTGACCACCTGATTGGGATTGTCCCGGATGTTCAGTAGGGCTGTTCTCAAACTGTTGTAGGATTCTGCCTTATGCTCCTCCGACAGATCCAGAGTGTCCAGCAGGTAAGAAAGGGTGTTACTCACCCGCTTGCCCTTCTGCATGCTCTTGACCTCTTCGTACAGATCCTGCGCCTGTTTGCTCACAAAGCTATCTCTATCTCCCAGTACCGCCTCGACCTCTTTCTGCTTGACATCAGATACATCTTTGGGTATAGCAGCAGCGCCGATAACGGCTTCTCCCTGATAGGCGCCAACAACTCTGCTAAGTGCCTCTGAGAAATCACGACCGGCGGCTTGGTATGCCTCATTCACCTTGGATAGCTCCACAAAATACGCATTACCTTGGATCTTGCCTGTTTGCTGCAGGCGGTATAGCTTTTCCAGTTCTCTGTCCAGACTGTCCTTCATCAGCAGAGGCCCGTTCAGCTTTTTCTCCCGTTCCATCCGGGCAATATCCTCCCGCGTAGGCGCGCCCAGCTCCTCCACGTCATTGCGAGGCGCATCCTGCGCCGTGCCAATCTCCAGCGCCGCAATATCCTCTTTCGTAGGCGCCAACGCAATATCTTCACCGGTAATACGATATTCCCCGGCAGATGCGGTGTCCTTTGTTTCACTAAGGGAAAATTTCTTGACTTCCGTCTGATCTTGTGTTATCATTGGCTCAGTGAACTTGATTTTTGCGGCAAGGCCACGAAGGTTATTCGTTGCACCTACCGGATCAAGTTCATTTTTTTGCACATAAATAGTTGCGCTATTTGGCAGATTTTTAAGCAATGAATTAACATCAACCTGTAAATGTATGCTTGTTGCTTTGTGCACTTTGTCGCCATCAAAAGTAGTATTCATATCAAATGTAGCAACAATCGGCAAACCTCCTTGCTTGACATCTGTTACATACACAATTGCATTTCGTTCAGGGTTTACGACAGTGATTGGTGCATTCTTAATACCTTCATCTAATTTTGCAAGTTTCCCCCTTTTGATTGAATGAGAGACGTCCTTTCCGCTACTTGCTTTTGTAAGTACACTTAACGGAATGGCCAACGGCTTATTGGGAATTTCATTTGCCACAGCGGTATCTGCAGGATAACCAACAACGAGTGTGTCATTTCTGCGGATATTTTTCCCGTCATAAAGTGCTCCACGGATTTGTTCTTCCCAACTCATAGATTGAGTGCGCTCAATGCTATATTTCACACCGTCCGTTTGGGCGGTGTTTTTTACTTCCGCTTCACGGTACATTTCCGCAAAGGTGTTCTTTACCTTCTCCAGATCTGCGCCCTGCTTTGTGCCGGTAAATGTCTTGGCAAGGTATTTGATTTCCTCAAAAATCTTTTTGAACAGACTGGGATTCTTGGTAGACAGGCTTTGCACAAAGCCGCTGTCCGTAAACAGGTACTCGCCCACAAGGTCTGCAAGCAATTCCTTTTCTGGATCTGCGTTCTTTACATTTTGGTAACGCTCCTGCATTTCTTGCACACGTGCGTCCCAATCAATACCGCTTTCTGCCGCAAACTCTTTCATGGCTGTTACCAAAGCCTCGTACTGCTCCGTACCCTCAAAGGTGTGTGTTACCTCGTGGCCAACCACCTTGTTCAGCGCCTCGGAGGAACTGAGATTTAAGGTTACATTTGTTCCGTCCACATAACCGCCAACATTTCGGCCCGCTACGGTTAAGCCCAGCTCCGCTAAGCGCTCGTTATTCGTGAAATCAAAACCGATTCCCTTCTCCGCCTCGATTTTGGCAAGGCCTTCCACAAAGGCGTGGGTGGCTCTCGTGTTGTTGATTTCACCGTTATCAATAGCGCGCTGGATAGTAGGTCTCAGCTTCGCATCATATTGAGACAGATCTGCCGTAAACTTCTGACCTTTACGGACTCTCTCGTTGTAGCTTTCCCGGAGCTTGGTGTCCTTTGCCGTCAGCTTGTCCACCTGATCAAACAGTTTAGCCTTTGCCGTTTTGGTATCAAGGCCTTCCAGCTGCTTCCGAGCCTCCGCAAGCCGCTCACTCTGCTCCACCGTGAATTGCTCCTTAGGCGTTTTCACCAAGGTTTTAATCTCATCCTTGAGAGCTGCTTCCTGTTCCAGCATAGATTGATACCCCTTGTAGGTATCACCGCCCAGGACGCTCTCAATGGTGTCTATAGAGATCCTTCCGTTCTCCATATCCTCCAGCACCTTGTCGTAGATCTCCGTTTCCTGCTTTTTGGAAAGCTCGCCGGACTTCTTACGCTCCGCCACACGGTCGGCAAACTCCTTGTCCACCACCGCCTGCTCATTTTGAGTCAGTCCCGTAATCAGATCACGGCCCGTTTGGTTTGCTTCCCGGAAACTGCCCGCCTTCATGCCCGGCACAATGCCGGACTGGGCAATGCCGCTGGTGATCGCGCCGGTAAGGAACTGATCAAAAAGCCGCTCGTCCTTGATGATCTTCCCTAAGTCCTCCTCGGACATATAGGTCAGCTTCTTGCCAAATGCCTGTGCAACGCCGGACAGTACCTCTTCTGTACCTTCCGCGCCGGCTTTCACACCCAGCTCCACAAGGTTCTTCCCCAGCTGACTGGTGATTTTACTGGACAGCTTTTTCGCAAGGATATCATCTGCGCTGGACAGGCCCTTGCTAAAGCCCAACGCCTTGACGCTCTTGCCCATACCGGCAAATATCAATTCCGTCAGCGCCTCAGCCGTGCCGGCGATTGCGCCGTAGGCGACCGCCTCACCGTCCGTTGCGCCCGCTTGATATGCCTGACTCATACCGCTGCCCATACCGCTAAGGCCTGTTACGGCCGTTGTTGCACCCGTTGTAAACGCACTTAACGCAGACCCGGTTAATCCCGCAGCTCCGCCAGCAGCACCGGCAGCACCGCCGGTCAGAATAATCGCCGCCACCTGCCCAAGTCCTTGGGAGATAGCGTCGCTTCTGCCACCCAGCACCGAGGATTTGTCCACATAATCCTCAGCGCCCTTAAAAATGGCATCCACCGTATTCTTTTGGACGCTCTTTTTCCAATCGCTTGCGAATTTGTCCGCTCCCACGAGATCAGCAACGCCGGCGCCGGCATAACCCAGCAGGTCAGTAACACCCTCAACAAGTGAGCCTGCCCCCTTTGCCGCATTTACGCCGACATCTCCGGCAGTACCAAGAATGGTTTTTATAATGTCGCCAAACTGGTATCCGTCGGAAAATGCCCCTGCCTTAAAAAAGCGGTCGTTATTCTCCTGTGCGGCAGTCGCCTCAGGCACCGAGCTGAGAACCGTCGCCGAACCGCCCTGCTGCGCTCTTTTCTCCGCAATCAACCGGGCGATCCGCTCAATCTGCGTTTCCTGTGTTTCCTGCGTTTGGTTGAGTAAGCGCCGGACACTTTTTATATCAATCCCCATCGTCTTACCTCCTTAGCGCAGAGTCATTTTACCGTTCTTATTGTCCAAAACTGTGGCACTCACAGTCTTGGTAGATCTATCAATCTGCAGCAATGCCGCTTCCGCGTTTTCATGCGCTTTCTTGGCTTCTTTTGCCTGTTCCTCTGCCGCGCTGATCGCAGCAGCGCTTTCACCATTTCCCTTTACAACTCTCAGGTAACGCTCCGCTGCCTCCCAGGCCTCTTTTGTCTTTTTATAGTTGCTATATTCAGGAGATTCTTCGATTCTTTTGAGTTTTTCAGAAGCGGTTTTAAGCTGCTCGCGCAGTTTGTCTACATGCTCCTTCTTAGCCTTGATAGCAGGATTTTCTTCATCCATTTCGCCGGCAATCGCAACATAGTGGTTTAGTTCTAATTGCGCATTCTCAAGTTCGCTCTGCAGCTTTGAAACTTCATCCTTTAATGCGAAATAACCGTTTGCGCCAGGCACAGGTCCATACTGACTTGAATCTACCGTCCGATCACCACCGATAGTTCTCTCAGGCGCACCTTTCTGAGGTGTAACCCCAGTGTGTTCAGCCATATAAGCCTTCGCCTTTTCCTCGTCAGCTATTCCCCAAACCGTAACACCATTTACGGTCTGTGTAGTAATAATGCCCTTCTGATACATATCCACGATCATTGCGTTGGTCTCTTCAGGAGAAAGGCCATTGCCATTTGTAGCGAAAAACGCATCTAATGCGTGGACATTATCCTCGCCATTGCCCGTTGCTCCGGCAGTAACTTCGCCCCCGAGAATAGTATAGTCGCCACTACCCATACTTTCCTTCTGTGCCTTCGCTATCTCCGCCTGCTGCGCATCCCGAATGTCCTGCGCCCTACCGTAATATGTCTGCTCGATAGACCTTGCCGATGCCGCCTTTCCCAGCTCCAGGTTGCCCAAATAGACGATACTTTCCATCGATAGCGCCAGGCTCTTCTCCAAGGTTTCCGCAGCGATCTTCGCCAAATTGATATCATTGGTGAGCTTTGCCTCCCGGATCGCATTGTCAAAGGTCAGCTTGGCCTGCTCCATGCTGGCTCTTGCGGCCGCCACACGGTTCTGATAGGCAGTATACATTGCAACCTTGGAGCTTTCGCCGTACCCGGATTGGGACAAGCCCAATTCTGCCATCTGCTCCGCATTGGCACCATAAGGATCTGTCTGCCTTTTGTAATCTCCGTATGCAGCCTGCTGTTCCTTGGTGTAATCCTTTTCCGCCTGCTCGGCCTGCTGATTGATCTTCTCAATGGCAAAGTCTGTCTGCTCATTCTGAAGCCGGGTCTGCTCTGCTTGATAACCCTCCAGCTGCTGTTGCTGTTTATCGACCTCAGCCTGATAATCATTGATCGTTTTATCGTAAGCCGCATTGCTGCTTTCAATGGCGGTCTTTTTCTCCGCCTCATTATCCAGCAATTGCTGTTCGTAATCTACGCCCATACCGCGCCTCCTACCGTTTTATATACGCACCTGTAAACACTTCCATCGTTACCGATTCCAAGCTGAATCTGGTATTGGATTGGAATTTCAATTGCAGGTCCTTAAATTTCTTCCGTTTAATTCTGCTGACAAAATAGTCCAACACACCGTTATGTGTGCTCACCGGCTCAAACTCCGAGCTTTCCGTCTTGGCAGAAACGGTAATATCCCCCGTTGCCTCTGCCACAAAGCCCCGCTTGTTGGTGGTCTTCTGCAAATTGGGGCTGTTAAACTTATCCTTCGGCGTTACCCAATGGCTCTCCATGGGGCAATTGTAGTCCGTCAGTGTGTACACACCGTCCTTTGTGCCCAAATACAGCACGCCCTCGTGTACCTGCGTGCTGGTAACAACTTTCGGCAGCTCCCAGTAAAACCAGTCATATTCAATGTGATTCTCGTTGGTAAAAATCCCTCTGGAATCCGCCAGATAAACCTTATCCCCCACGAACACAAACAGATAGCCGTTCCACTCCTCCAGCAGCATATCCTTGTAGTCCGCCTCTGCCAGCAGCTTGCGGTCAATCAGGGTGCTTCTATGGGCAACCACCTGCTCCGTGGTAATATCTCCGCTGATACCTTCCATTCCTCTTTCGGAGAAGAAAACAATATCATCGTTAAAGTTGATTGCCCTGCCGATGCAACCTGTGGTGACGCTGGAGTGCTGGGAGGGGTATATCTTTCCGTAATCCGCATCATGTGTCGGCGTGTGGTAAAACACCGTTGTATTGGCCTGAGACGGCTCACGGAATACCCACAGCGCATTATTGCCCGCCACCAAACCGGTAACCTTTGCGGTGTCCAAACCCTCGTTGTAGTAATCCAGATCACTGCAATAGCTGGGGTCATTCAAACTGCAATGCCAAATCTTATTGGGATAGTCTGGGTTTCCGCTGAAGAATACCCGGTTGTCAAACACCTGCAGCAGGGTGCACTTGAGGATCTTCTCCCGATTTCCTGCTACGGTTACAGAGAACTCTACCGAAACATTGTCTTGACCCGGGGTTGCCGGTCCTTCGGGCGCTTTGCTGAAGGTGATCTTGCCGGCATCGTAATCCACGGTGTAGTTGCTCACCTTGGCATCGTTCACCTTTACGATGGGTGCAAAGTCCTTGTCAATGCTCTCCGCTTCCAGCTTGAACACCGTTTTTTCACTGTCGCCCAAAAATGTGTTGATTCTCCGGCCGGTCAGCAGGTTCACATCCTGAAATGTGCTGCTACCCCCGTCCGGGTTTCCCTCAATGTTTGTGGTGGGCACATACCCCTCCACATCCTTTACGGTCGTTCCGTCATATTGCAGATAATGCAGTCCGTCTTTGAAGTACCACATATCCTCATAAACAAAGCTGTCGCTTAGCATTGGATTGAGTCCTCCGCGCAGCTCAGTGACAGTTCCCTGTATCACCTCATAGCAGTTGTTTTCCCGCTCATTCAGCTTTGTGGTGCATTTATACAGCTTTGTGCCGCTGTGGACAAGCATCATATCTCTAAAAAAGAAAACGCCGTACACAGGCTCTGCAAAGCTCTCCAACAGCTGTGTCCCCGGTCTTGTGCGGATGCCATCAAGCGCCTTGTAGTCCTTCCATACATTCTTGCAATCGGGAGAACGGCTCAGGTGGACCTCATCTCCTCTGAAGTCCACCCCCCGAAACCCGCCGTACACTCTTGTTACAGTACTGGGCTCACTCATAGATCCACACCGCCTTCAATATGGATGCTGCCCACTTGATATCTGGGATCCAGCATCTGCTTCATACTCTCATACCGGTTGGTGTAAACGGCGCCGTAACCGGTAGACACATCGCTTTTCAGCAGATCGCCGGCAATGCCGTAAACCATAACCTCCAGCACATCCCGGCTCACTTCGAACTCGTAGCTGTCCTTCGTCTTGGCTGTAATGCTCTCCGGATACACGAACACATCGATCTCAGCCGTTCCGTCTTCCAGAATCTTGAAAACCGTGCCGTTTGCCTTTGCTTCGTAGCTTACGCCCCGGATCTTGTCGACTTGGTATATTTCATACCCCACCGCCTCCTCAAGATCTTCAAAGGTCAGCAGCTGCCCCGCGCTTGCCGGCAGCTCCGCATACTTGGGGATCTTCTTATACCGCGCCATTTCAAAGAGAATGATATTTGCCACATAATTGAATTTTGCGGCGATGTCCGCATCGTCTGTCAAAACAGGACTGTTTGGATTCAGCTCTTCGATCAGACTCAAGACCTTCTTTTTTACTTCACCTAATGTTTTCATATCTTTACCCCGCTAGGCCACACCCGCCACAGGTGTGGTTATTCGTTTTCTTCCTTGCAGTACTGCAATGTGATCTCAACTGCGTAACCGCTGTAATTCTCCGTCGTGGCAAGTGTAATGTTTGTACTATCCACCCCCACGGTAAAACAGTTAAGGAACGGAAGCACAATCTCATTTTCTCCATCGGATGCTGTACTTTCCCACGCAATCGGAGAGATGCCCTCTAATCCGTGAGGAATAACCTCTGTCGCATTATCAGGCGCGTTTTCTATGGTTATCATTCTTGCGTACACCGGTTTCCCGTCGCAGCGTCTTGTGATTCTGTACTCCGCTCCATCCGCCACAGGCGGGTTTTCCCATTCCCAGGGATTCCAACTTGCGCCTCCGTCATCAGTATTCCTGCGAAGCTCCGAGCCGCTCTGGCTATCAAATGCGTACTGCCAAATGTGATCCTTTGCCCCTGCAACAAACAAGGGCGCCCCGCTCACGGGACACCCTTGTGCGTTTTCCTTTATCCAATACCAGCCATTGATCAGGCAGATATCCACATTGTCTACTTCGCCGGCGATTGCTCTAACAAGGGGCGTATAGCCAATCCCACCGGATGCTCTCGCCTCGCCCAT